CGTGCCCGTCCAGTGCGGCAAGTGAAACTCCGCTGTCTGTACCCTCAAAATAAATTCCGGTCATCTGTGTATTCGCACCGCCGTCAGCTGCTGCATAAATAACATGGCTTATAGCCTCCATGATCTTTTTACCATTCAATTCCACTCCATCCGCTTCCGGATCCTCTGTAATATCAAAATTGAATTCTTCCGGAGGATAACTCTGGTATTTGTTTTTAATTGCTCCTATCTTGATCATAACTACATTCTTGTCGGTTGCGCTGATGTCGATTTCTCCATCCGGAAGATTTTTGATCAAGTCAAAGGCTTTCATTGGAATAATAAAATAACTGCCTGCTGAGGCCTCTAATTTGACCTTCATTGTAATCTCGGAGTTGGAGGCGATTAAATACCCGTCCTTTACCAGAATCCCTCCCAGAGCCGGAAACTGGTCATTCTTCTGCACAATACTTTTTAATTTGTCAATAACTCTGGCAATCTCATACTTCTGTACTTTCATCTTCATTCCTTTCCCGGAGAACGATACCATCAAGGTACTTTACTACTCCGTTTGAATATTTAATCCTGTAAGGTTCCAGCTCCTCCCGGTTCATGTACTTGTGTCCGTAAATTTTCTTCATATCTCGGAATACTACCCATGGAACCCGGTAGAATTCTTTAAATTCCAGAGACACAACCAAAAAGCACATTGCCCCAAGCTTCATATACCGTTCAAAGCACGCCTGCTGTTCAGCAGTAACTACATCCCTGCTAATCTTATCCTTGTCCGTATGCTTTGCATCGAACAGGATCATGGTTGAATCCATGAGAATTCCTTTGAAATCAGGCTGAGCCTGTTTAGTGAAACAGCAGATGAACTGCCCTCTGTTTCTGTCCATTGCTTTCAGTACCTTAAATGCTTCCGGGGTTTTATCAACTGCTGCAATTCCTCTTTCTTCATAGAATCTGGATGCCGCAATGATCATCCCCTCAAAATGTTCCCCGTTGGATCTGCTCTGCAGACCTCTTATCGAACGCTTATAAGTATCCATTTTCTTCCGCTACCTTTATGAGTTTGTTTATTGTTACTGCTCCAATTCCCGGAATCTTATTCAGCTGAAGGAATGCGATAAACTCCTTTGCTCCCTCTCCGGTTTTTGGAACACTGGCTTTTCCACAATTAAAGCCCTCGTTTCGTGCTTTTTCCACACGATCTTCCACATAATGCACAAGCTGTTCGTCTGTCTTCTTTCTCATTTCCACAGCTTTTTTATGAATAAGGTTTTCATCAGTTGTTCTTCTACAGCTTCTCTTTGCCATCTTCAATCTCCTTTTTATTTTCCAGGTCCGGCACCGGTATACTGTGACTAGTCAGCCATTTCGCAAAGCAGGAATGACACATATGGCCAAACGATGTCGCCTTGCCGCCCCTGACCGCTCTTGCTGTCAAGGTAACCATCTTGTTTTTATCTTCTGTCTTTCCGCACAACATACAGTTGCCACTGAGTTTTTTATTGACTTTCTCGCTCCTTTTACGAATCTGCAGTTCCTTCGGATAATCCCTGCGCATATTCTTCTCATCAACAATCGGAATCAGACTGTCTTTCATAAATACCGGTATCCCGTTGTAATCAGCTTCTACAACGATTCTCTTGATCCATTCGAATTCAGGAATCACTTTCTCTTTCCTGTGTCCTGTCTCGGCACCGATGATTATCCAGTTCAAATATTTCAGTGCGGAAATGTTTTCATCTATATCTTCGAGCAATGGCTCTATACTGGCGAAAGTGTTTAACAGGTTTGGAAGCTGGTATATCCGTTCCATGTCCTCACTATTCGTCACAGTTGTTCCGTACCACATATTCCCTTTCCCAGAAGGCACACCGTACTGGGTGTACCTTTTCGGATTCTTTGTGAGAAACAGGTAATTGTGCTGAGGATGTTTTGCACAAGCGTAAAGGACATCCTCTATCCAGCTGTCAGGAATCCACTCTCCAAATATGTCTGCCATTGCTCCAACAAATATATTTTGCCCCTGTTTCAGTTTGTCCAGTGTGTCATATCTGTATATGTGCAATGTCGGTTCAAACCCAAATGGATATATGACAGGCTTTCCATCCTCATTCATGAACGGTTCATCCAGGACAAACAGATCTCCCTCCATTCGATATTGGTCTGTCTGGACCATATTTCTTTTCATGTTTCCGCAAAAACGGAGTGACATCTTGTCAGCGTAGCAGTAAGAACAGCCATGCCGACAACCGGTAATTGGATTCCATGTATGATCGCACCATTCGATACCGCTCTTATTCATTGGCCAGCCTCCTTCCTGCATGTTCAAGGATTTTTTCTTCTTCCCACTTCACTTCGGAGAAGTCAATCTTCTGTCCACACTCGCTACAATATTTCGGTTGAAAGTTCGGCCCCGCATTCAACACATGATTACATCTAGGACAATAACAAGGCTTATGCTCCACATATGTGAATCCGTATTTCCGGTAAACTTCCGTTCTTACAACTGGTTTTCGTGCTATGAATTTCATCACTCCACCTTCTCTCCATACTCGATCACGTATTCGTACTGAGCTGATTTTCTGTTTTCGCCTCCGGGAACTTCTTTTCTGACAATCTGGACTGCATATCCTGCTTTTGCCAGCATGGAAACCATCTGCAATCGGTCTTCTTCGTTCCACTGAACACTTCCTTTTCGAATACTTCTAATGCTCTGTTTTGCCATTATCCGCACTTCCTTTCCATCTTTTCTTCCCGTTCTTTCATCAACTTCTCAAACGCAGCTACGAAAGCTTTTACCGATGCCGGCATCCCACAGTTGTGACTTCCCCTGCACTGGATCACGCGACCATTGTTATATTCCATTGTGAAATATGGTGTATCGGGTTCTTCCACTCTGCGCACAAAGAAGATGTGTGTCTGCCCTTTGGCCACTCGGCCAACGTAAGCTCCAACACAATGGTCAAGGGCAGCTCCTTCATTCTTGATTTCCTGTGCATCTCTTGGCACTCTCAATATCAATCCTTTTCCTTTTATCAGGAAAGCGTTATCTATGCCGGCATTCTCTTTGAGCATTTCCTCCAGAAGTTTTTTCATGACCTCAGCCTCTCGCTTTATCCGTTCTTCTTCCCGACGTTTCTTTTCTGCGGCCTTTTTATCTTGTACTGCCTGATATTCCGCAGCTGTCCTGTCATGAACTTTTTTGAAATTCTTCGGGAAATAGAAGAACATATTGGTGAGGTCATATTTCAGTTCTTTACACCAAGCCAGATAATCCAACCAGTCCTTGGCACAATTCTGCAAACGTTCTTCCCTGATATCCGGTCTTTCTTTGCGCCGCATATAAGAATATCTCCAACACCCTCCACGCTCTCCTACTCGATAATTGGAACCTTCGCGCTCGATATATCTGCAGATCTTATGAATCGTTGAATGTCTGTTTTCTTTCCGTATCAGCGTTGTATTGCATCCAAAGAGTTTATAGAACCGTTCCAATTCTTCCGCTTTCAGGTTGTATCCAGAACTTTGTGCTTCCTGCAATAATCTCAGCTCGTCGATATTTCCATCAATAGACTGCAGTACTCGTGTGTTCTCCTTTGTAAGGCCAAGGATTCCAAATATTGTTTTTCCATTTTTTCTAAGTCCCCTGACCCCATTCCGGCTTTCATATCCAAAGGCACCATCGTGATACTCATTGATTAGATGCGCGGCCAGTTTATACAATCCCATTTTTATAAACCATTCAAGCTGCGGAAACTCCCTGTATCTGTTGATTGCCTTTGCATAATGTATCTGTTCACTCGGTCTATTCTCTGACAAAATTTCCAATGCCGAATATTTCATTGGAGTGTCTTTCCATGCTTCCGGCAGGTTTCCCGGATATAAGGTGCAGTATGAACTTTCTCTGTACCCTTCATCTGTACACCACCGTACAATACCGGTCTGTTTATATTCCCTGTATTCATAACTGCTGGTGTATGGAGTTCCGTTTGGTGCAAATTTGTAAAACGTCCTTACAATCTCAAATAATCCATCATTTATCTTTCCATCCGGCTTTACTTCTCTGTGTGCTGTAAAATACCGCCACAGAAACCCCTCTTCTCTTGGCTCAATAAATGAAACAATCCTCCTGTCATATATATGTGCCGGCATCCTGCCTCTGGCTTTAATAGTGACCGAGCTTCCGCAAAGGGGGCATATCCCCTTCTCGTTATTTCTTAACCTAATTTTCGTTCTGTCTACCCGTGTCAC